CATCCCGGTAGCTGTCAGTGAGAGTCCAACTCCGGGCCCGGTCGTCAATATGCCTGAGAGGCTGAACAAGGACTTTTATCTGAACCTCAGGGCTCAGTTGTGGTGGGAGATGCGCATACGTTTTGAGCGTGCCTACCAACACGTCAACGGGATCAAGAAATGGTCTCTGGATGACATGATCAGCATACCCAACCGGGCAGAGCTGATATCAGAATTATCGCAGCCGCTAGTCGAGTACACAGACAGTGGCAAGGTCAAGATCGAATCAAAGAAAGCTATGAAGCGTCGAGGAATACCATCGCCCAACGAGGCGGAGGCTCTCTTGCTGGCATTCGTTCCTAAGAGACAAAAGGTGGCTGCTAGACCTACCCGGGTCGCTGACGCAGCAGGATGGACATAAACGTATGGTTCTACAGGTAAGCACACCCGATCAGGTTACTGATCAGCGGAACGCAGAAGAAGAGATGCGTGTTGAGGCGATGAAGGCCAGTTACAAGGGCAATCCCGTCACAGATTCACTCGCAGCACATGTGCGTTCAATGTGGGAGACGGCCAAGTTCAATCGTATGGACTTGAACAACCGTCTGCAGGACTGCCAGCGCAGACGTTCTGGTGAGTATGACCCCAGCAAATTAGATGCGATTCGGTCGCAGGGTGGTTCAGAGATCTACATGCAGATCACCAGTGCGAAATGTCGTGCTGCTAAGGCATGGCTATCGGATCTATTCCAGCCCTCAGGCGATCGACCATGGCAGATTGATCCAACGCCGATACCCGATCTACCGCCACAGTTGATGCAAACCCTCGTGGCAGAGGCAGTTCAGGGTGCAATGCAGCTTGGAGTACCACCCCAAGAGGTGGAAGCCATGATTCTCAAGCACAAGGACAGACTACTCGATGAGCTGAAAGTAGAGGCTGACGAGCGTGCTGAGAAGATGTCCGAGAAAATTGAAGATCTGATGATCGAGTCGGGATGGCGTGAGGCCTTCGATGAGTTCCTTGATGATCTAGTGACGTATCCCTTTGCGGTATTGAAGGGTATCGAGTTCAGACGCTGCAAGAAGCTGCAGTGGGCAGATCAGGATGGGTCATTCCAGCCGATCATGGGGACTGAGATTATCCCGATGATTCGCAGGGTTAGCCCTCACCGTATGTACCCAAGTCCAGCTACCGGGGCCAAGATTGATGATCACTGGGTAATCGAGCACCACTCATTCACCCGGCAGGATCTCGTCAACATGAGAGGAGCCCCGGGGTATAACAGTGAAGCCATTGCTCACGTTCTTAATCATTACGGCCTTGGTGGTCTCAGAGAGTGGATCTGGAACGACGAGGAGAGAGATAACCTATCTGGACGGTTCTCGTCAGCGGCTGATAGCGAACTGATTGATTCACTCGAATTTAGTGGCCGTTTATCGGGTCAGCAGTTGGTTGATTGGGGCATGTCAGGGGACATCGACCCGCTTGAGGAGTACCCCGTGTCAGTCATGGTGGTACACGATTATGTGATCAGGGCTCTATTGAATCCCGATCCCGCTGGTAAGCCTGATTATCACAAGGCCTGCTGGTCGAACGTACCGGGCAATTTTGCCGGTATCGCACTGCCTGAGTCGCTGGCTGATTGTCAGGACACATGCAATGCGGCTGCACGAGCGCTGATCAACAACATGGGTATGAGTTCGGGTCCACAGGTATGGGTAGAAACCGACCGACTCGCCGCGGGGGAAGACATCTCAGTGATGCACCCATGGAAGATCTGGCAAACCACGACTGGAGCTGGTGCAGGGTCAGGGAATGGCATTGGGTTCTTCCAGCCTGCGAGTAATGCAAACGAGCTCATTCAGATCTATGAGCGATTCTCGCGCTATGCCGATGACATCTCTGGCCTACCGGCATACGCCTATGGCTCAGACAATGCGGCCGGTGCTGGTAAGACGGCATCCGGTCTATCGATGCTCATGAATGCTGCCAGTAAGACCATTAAGCATGTCGTGCGAAACGTCGATGTGTATGTGATCGAGCCCATCGTTGAGAAGTTCTACAACTTCGTGATGCTCACTGGTGAAGATGAGTCACTCAAGGGTGATGCGGTAGCGCATGCCCGGGGTAGTGAGGCATTGATCCACAAAGAATCAGCCACCATGCGTCAGCAAGAGCTCTTAGCCATGACAGCCAACCCGATCGATATGCAGATCATAGGTCTGGACGGACGGCGTGAGCAGCTGCGTGAGGTATTCAAGTCCGGGGATATCCCGGTCGATCGCATCATTCCTACCAAGGAAGAGATGCAGCAACGTGCTGAAGAGATGGCGCAAGCCGCTCAACAGCAGCAGATGATGGGTCAGCCTCAACAATGAAGCTTGAGCATGTCATCACCGGGGACCGAGAGAAGGTCCAGTTATTACGATCAATCGCGAGACTGAAAGCACACTCCGAATTTCAGGATCTCGTTGACGCACTACGGCGCTCGCTGTCAGTGATTGATCAAAAGAATCGTGCTGCAGAGGCACCAGCCCTCCAATGGGGCCAAGGTGCTGCGCAGTATGTAAGTGGGCTTCTAGAGACCATCGACAATGCCGATGCTACCTCTAGGACCATTGAAAGCCGTCTCAGGAAAAACCAATAGGCTTCCTGAGCTTTTAACCCGCGAACACCTACCATCGACGTAGGCTCGCTCTGGAGTAACAGATGTCACGATTACCAAGGAAAGTACAAGAGCAAGTAGACGCTGCTGAAGCAGCCTTACAAGGGACCACTGAGCAAAAGGAGGCGCCGCCCGTTGAGGAGGTCGTCACCGAGTCACCAGCCCCGGAAGAGGTCGCAGAAGTAGTGGAGGAAACACAGCCTGAAGAGGCTGCTTCTGAAGAGGTAGATCTAGATGAAGCAAAATGGGAGGAGCGCTACAAGGCACTCCAAGGTAAGTACAACGCAGAGGTTCCGCGTTTACACCAAGAGGTCAAGGATCTCAAGGAATCGGTTCGCGACTCAGGAGAGAGTGAATCGCTTCGAAGAGAAATTGAACTCCTCAAGGCCCAGCTGAATCAACCAGTAGTTCAACAGGCACCGCAGACCACCGCGCATATCGACAAGATTCGCGATGACTACGGTGATGAATTAGCAAACGCATTCGCAGCATCTCATGCTGAAAATGATGCCCTACGGCAACAGGTCAATGACTTGCTTAACCGTACCAATCAGATTCAGACCACGAGCACGCTGGGAACGCTATCTAACATGCTTGCAGCACAAGGCATCGACTTTGATCAGGCGAATAACGATCCGTTATTTATCGACTGGCTCAGTCATGTTGACACGTTTGCAGGGGTGCCAAGACAGCAAATGCTAAATCAGGCTTATGAAGCTGGAGATCTTAATCGTGCTGCTCAGTTCTTTGTTGCTTATTCCGGTAACCAAGCATCACCAAAGACCGAGCCTAAGCCGAAGGCCAGCATGGAGGATCACGTCAAAGTGCAATCCCAAGCTGCACCAAAGGACAACGTGCCACAGGAACCTGTGCCATGGACTCAAGGGCAAATCCAAGAGTTCTATCGCAACAAGACTGCCGGTATGTACACCCCTGAGGAAGCCGAACGCTTAGAGAATCAATTATTCAGTGCTCTGAGAGCATAATTTTCTTTAAGGATTAATATCATGGGATTTCCCGTAGGCGGCGGTGCCGCAAACTATTCAGCATCAGGCGCTAGTAACACTAGCAAATTCATTCCAGAGATCTGGTCAGGCAAGCTTGTAGAGAAGTTCTACAAGGCAACTGTATTCGGAGACATCGCTAACACTGATTATGAGGGAGAGATCTCTTCATACGGTGACAAGGTGTACATCCGTACCGTTCCTGATCTGACAGTATCGGACTACACCAAAGGTGGCGGTCTGACTTATCAGAATCCAGAAAGCGCGAACGTAGAGCTGCTTATCGACAAAGGTAAGTACTTTGCATTCAACCTGTTCGACGTTGATAAGATGCAGTCTGATCTCAACCTCATGAACACTTTCGCAGATGACGGTGGCGAGCAGATCAAGATCGCTGTTGACACTGACATCCTCGGCAACGTGTTCTCTTCAGTAGCAGCTCAGAACGCAGGTCTTACTGCGGGTGCTGGCGGCAACATCAACCTTGGTGACAACGTGACTCCTCGCGCTGTTGCAAAGACAGACGTTATCGACTTCATCGTTGACGCTGGTCAGATCCTTGACGAGCAGAACATCCCTGAGTCAGGCCGATACATCGTCATCCCACCCGGAATGGCTTCACGTATCAAGAAGTCTGAGTTGAAGGACGCATCACTCGCTGGTGACGGCACTTCAATGTTGCGTAACGGCCGTTTGGGCATGGTTGATCGTTTCACTATCTACTCTTCTAACTCTGTGTCTCAGACACAAGCTGGTGAGTTTGATGTGATCTTCGGTCACCCATCTGCACTGACGTTCGCTGGTCAGATCACAGCTATGGAAGATATGCCTAACCCAGATGACTTCGGTCAGTTGGTTCGGTCGCTCTTCGTATATGGCTACTCAGTGATCAAGCCTGACGCAATGGGTCACGCTGTCTGCACACTCGCTTAATGAGTAAGCCGATTGCATACCGCAATCCTTTGACGGGGCGGGTCTTTTTATGGACGCCCCTCTTAGAACGCAATTGCGGTCACCTCGAACCAATATTTGCTGAGCCTGAGCCTGCACCTGCCCCTGTAAAGAAGGTAGTTGCAAAGCGAAAGCCAGCTTCTAAAGCCTCTAAAGGAGTAAACGATGTCGACAGTTAAAGTCGTAGATATCATCGATCGCGCAGTCGTCGTATTGAACGATACAACGAATGTTCGGTGGACCAAGTCCGAATTGCTCTTATGGTTCAATGACGCCCAGCGTGCTGTCGTCAATCGTCGTCCTGATGCGAATTCAGTTAACGAGGATTACGTTACAGCCGGTCAAAGCGCTGCAGCCAACACCAAGCAAAGCTTGCCATCTACTGGCCTGCGTTTGCTGAAAGTTGTCCGCAACACTGATGGTGCTGCTGTTACACACATTCGCCAAGACATCTTGGACGAGCAAGTGCGCAAC